GTAGCTTTGTTTGCTGACCAATCCTATTTTTGGTCTTGCCCTGAGCAATGATTTGGTCTATCAGTTTCTTACCGGCACCTAAATTATTTAAATTCATGTTGTTTTTCCTTCTACTACTATCCAACCTAATTTTAATAGGTCTTCTCTGATCTCATCAGTGACATGGGATTCTGGTACATAACCCTTGTCGCCCTTTTCATCACCGTTTCCTAAACCTTCGCCCATTCCACTACAATACCAGTCAATATAGTCACCCTTTCCGAGCATATCAGCGACAATGCCTCCCGCAGAACGCCAGCTTGCGCTCCATGTTTGTTCTTGTAAAATAGGCCATACATCATTTCTGATGAAATCATTATTGCACATAGCAGCGTACAGGTTCTGTGGATAATGAGTAGAAGCGCGGGCCTTCTGCACGATCCAATCAGTAGAGATCAGATCGTATTCCATGTTGTTCTTCTGCCATTCAGGATCTGCCTGGGTTGCTTCATCTTGTGTATTCCAACTATCATAAAAATCTACCATGGCTTTAACCGCCTCATCATTCTCAGGAGTCTTTCCTTCTTCAGCCCTGCGCTTAATATAACCATCTCGCAGGAAAGTGTTTCTCTCAGGACTTCGCGACACCATGACACTTCTCTTTCTTCGCTTGTTCTAACTTACCAAAATCAACTGGCCATTCCTGACCAACTACTATTTCCTTTGCACCATCTGGCAAGGATATAGTAATAGTAGTCTCTTTCTCTATGTCAGTCAAGAGTTTTCGGAACTTTGTTAGATCATTTCCTAGATCAGGATAAGGGGCGACATGCGGGAAATACCATGCTGCATACTGTTTTGTCTGGCTATCTATGACGACTTTGTAGAACGCATGAGGGACAACGACACCTTTACCTATCTTCTTATCATCCTGGCTATAGATCGCACCTGAGATCGCGGTAAAAGGTCTGTTTAATTGAACGACCCATCCACGGAAAGAGGTCTCTAGCAGTTTCCAGATACCACGATTGAGTGCAGGAGATTGCGGAGTCATGTTCGTCATCATGAAGGATTCATGCTCAACTGCTACGTCCCATGCTTGATCATCGTCCGGCGCCATATGACCTTTATCAAATCCAGAATGGTCATAATCTTCTGGGGTCGCACCATTTTGTACAGACTGGTCTCTAGCGAAAGAGTTTGACCTCGGAACACATCCTAATGCATGGTCGGGGATAAGAGTCCATATGACATATGCAGGAATCTTTGCAGCAGCGTCGTATGCTGCTATATATGTTCTCCTGCTTAATATTTGAAATTTGTTTGGACTAGATGGCAATCCATGCGGAGCATTAAGTTCTAAAGGTTGACCATCAATAGGCGGTGGTCTTAGAGTGAGGTCGGGCTTCTTTGCAAACAAGCCTACTATTTTTGATACGAATGCTTTCATGCATGTATTTATAATAATACATGCATATTTAAGTTACCCTTTTATAAGGTAAGCCCGAGTAGAACAAGCCGGACCGCAATATTCTTCTAGTTCACCCTTGCCCCAAAAAGGATCACGATGATACAGAGTAGCTTCATACGGGGCGTTCCATGGAGGTTTACGTGTAGGATAATGATGCCAGATCCTTTCTGTCATCTTCCCGCACATCTTACAGGAAGTAGCACTCATTATTCAATACCGAAACTACCCTTGATCATAAACTTTGCGAAGTCAAGATCACCTGATGAAATATACGACAAACATTCGCGGATAATTAACTCAGCAAACTTCTCGTAATCAAATGTTTCTTCAGGTTCACTGATATTTCCGGTTCCAAATCCACGACCATGAATGGTCCTGCATTCATCAGCAATTTCTTCAATGCGTTTAGTCATCACGCACACTCTCCGGTCTTGAACCATTCAAGAACTTTGCGCTTGTCTTTGTTGTAATACGAGATGCCCGTACACCCCGAGATGTAATCACGACCGTGCAGGGTAGTTTTAAACAGAGTTCCTTGCCAAGCGGGACCACCTGCTGACTTCCACCGACCGCGGTCAAACTTGAGTTTTCCCACAACTTCACCTTCATACTTCACGGCAAAGGTGTGGAAACGCTCGTTAGGAAGATCGGCAAAACCGTCAAGAACTTTAGCAATTGTCCACATTGTGTTTGCTCTCTCATTGCCTATGATTCAATATAGCAAAACGGGTAACCGATGTCAACCAGAAAATAGCCTATTATGCCTTAACCCGCTCAAATTCAAACGTGCGACCCTTCTTGCGAAGATGACCGACTAGTTCACCCGGAGCTTCGGTGTCATAGAAGCTAGTCATCGTGGGCTTCACGCGATACACCGCCATCTTGCCGTGACGGTCAAAATCATTATCCTTAGGGTTGCCGAAAGTCACAAGCACGAGATTTGGATTAGCATCACGGGCACGTTCAGCCATAGAATGCATACGAGCAGTCATACGATTGTACGCACCGCAGCGGTTCCAAGATTCCTTGTAAGCATAAGCAGTGACACCGATTTCAATCGGCGCACCGATTTCCGCATCAATCGCCTTCACGGTGTTCTTACGAAGCGTGTAAATGTAGATACCCATCTCGTCTCTCCGTTTCATCAGCTTATTATTCAATATAGCAAAACGGGTAACCGATGTCAACCGAAAAATGACCTCAGATACAACTTTTATTTTGGTTTGATATCTATCACTACACCTTCAGGGAGTACCGCATTGAAAAATTCTTCACCTGGTTGATTGGAATCATACAGAAGAGTATTATCTGGGGATTGTAATACCAATTCGGATCCGGCAAATGTCATTGTTTTACCAATCATATCAGGTCGGTATACCGCTGCCAGCGCAAATCCTTTACCATCATTGCACGAAACATGCACGATGTTTCCTTGATAATCAACATTACATCTTAAAGGAACGTTACCCTGTAATGATAAGACCGCAGATACTGCTGCAAATAGTGTGATAAACATCGGTTACATCCTTAATCCTAAATATTTAATTTTTTTAAAATCTCTTGATAATACGGCTGACCCTTGCTTACGCTATTTGCCCAATTGCCAGACGCATGTTCGTCGGCCGCGTCACTAATGTATTTGTAACACAGAAAATCTGTATATGTTTCTTTACACACTTTTGCAATAGCATATGCTTCCATTTCAACTAAATCAGCATTGATAATATCTTTTGCGTTCATGACAAAATCATCACCTGTACTGACAGTAAATCCACCTGTTTCAAATTCTATAGGATCATTGCCTGTTATTGCTATTCCTATGTCCGGAATAATTAAATCTCGCTGAACAAATCTCGTGCATTTATATAACCCAGAACTAACTGTGATCCCCCCAGCAGTTCCGAAATTGATGATACGCTGTGGGTGGTATTCATTGATAACTCTCATCGCAGTTATAGCCGCATTTATCTTACCAATACCAGTAAAGAAAACATCGGGTCTATTGAATAGATCAGGAGCCTCTTCCGGCAATGCTATTAATATCAAATTATTCATGAGTTATGCGTAATAGTTTAGTCGTAGTCCCGGATAAGGCCAAACCGTGCCAATGATCTCGCTCGTGCCAGATGAGGTAATCCAAGTTTGTCTCATGTCTGAACCGCCGAATACTATGTTAGTTGTCATCGGATCAATAAATTCAATGAATTCGTTATTACCAAACTCATCAAAAATGCTGATGCCAGGAACTAGAAGAGTACATACACATACTCTTCCGTCTTCAAGAACTTTTAAACTGTCTGAGATTGCGCCTTCGGGTAGCGTACCCTGAACACCATTAGTATATTCAGTGTCAGGTCCAAATACGCCCGGAGAAGCAATATTAAAAGTTAACAATTGTTGGGCACCACTAGAGTGAAGCTTACTACCATCAGGAGATAATCCGATGCCATTTGGTTGATACATATCAGATTTGACCACAGTGATTGATTGTCCGTTAATATCTGCATAGTAGATGCTTCCGTCGGTGTCAGTGGTTCCGTAGTTACTGATATACATTCCACCGAACTTATCAAACACTAGATCATTAGGAGCGCCCAGCGGTACTCCATTACATTCTGTATAAAGCGTAGTAACCTCGTTCGTCGTAAGATCAATCCTCTGAATTAATCCTCCAATAAACGTTGAAGGAAGGGGATCCGGAAATGGATAATTATAAGGAGGATCACCAGCTACTTTAAAAGTAAATCTTCCACCATCATTCGCAACATAGAGCGCTCCGTCTGGGCCGATTGCTAATCCATTCGGGCCACCTTCAAGTTGTGCTACTAATTCAACAGTGCCGTCGGGCTTAAGTCGGCTAACTTGTTTAGATTCTATCTGCACAAAAAGCAAAGACCCGTCGTTCATTATGACTGGTCCTTCAGGGAACTGTAAGCCTTGCGCTAAAAAAGTGATGGGGAGAGTAGTGTTAGGAAGTCCTAACATTAGGCTGTGTGAAGAAACCTCTATGCCGCCACCGATAACTATTCCTGATTCAATTTGAGTTGTCATATCATTAATCTCTTTCATTTATACCTGTCGTTAGATCCCGGAACTCCGCCTAATACGTCTGCGATCTGTTTTGACCAAACAATTTTACTGCTAACTTCACCTATTAGGGTTGTAGTTTGTTGTCTAATAGCAGCAATATCTAATATGTTAGTATCTACGAACTCATACCCATAATTTTTCATACGGGGTTCGCATCTAGTAAATCCCAATTCATGTTGCAAGCTACATTTAAAATTAGGGAAAGAACTGCTGGTACCAGCATAATATATTCCCTTTTTTACGACTTCATTATGAGCCTTAATTTGAATGATGTTACTTTCTAAGCTCCAGCCTAGCATATCCCCTATGCCATCGATTCCATTGTCTCTCAAGAATAGCTGATAGCAAGTATAGTCATATCTATTTGGACTTATAATTTTATTAGGTACCCCTTCAATGTCGCGAGTCCATGGCCAAAAATAGCAGCCTCCTAATACAGGAAAACCAGTCGTCTGTTCAAATAGCCAAAAATGAGTAGCTACATGCGGCTGGCATATAGTGTAAGGTTCTATATAATCTAAAAATTTACCACTCTCGTAAAAAGTTTTTACATCTAAATCAATGATTTTTTGGATAATTCCATTTTCACGGCAGAATTTTTCACTGTGATACAAGTCATGTGTATTGATAGGATATCCATTTGCTATTAATCTCATCGTGATCGCAGTTACTGACACCCCGCTCGTGTGAAGGCTATTCAAAATGCCCTCGCTATCAATTCCTCCGCTATATAGGACTTCTACTGTTTTTGTCTGTCTATGACTTACATGATCTTGCATAATCTCATTGAAAGAGAGATTTTCAGAAATTTCTTTTTCTAGGATTTCTAGGGTAAATTTATGATTTTTTCCGTCAGGATCTTTCTCGACAGTTTTCCTCATAAAATCGTCTTTACCGTCAAACCACTGTCTAATCATAGGTTGAATAGATCCACTTTTTCCCAAGGTAGATAAGCTTTACCGAAATGACCGTAGTTAGTCGTGGCACTGTAGATAGGAGAAAACAGGTCAAATCTGTCAATGATGCCTTTAGGTGTGAGATCAACATTCTTGATGATCCAATCTGTCAAGTCTCTGCTTTCTCCGTCGCTGTCTACATACACGCTAGTAGGTTCTTCTACTCCAATAGCGTAACTCAGTTGAACCTGAGCCCAATTAGCCTTACCCGATGCTACAATGTTTTTAGCGAGATAACGAGCCATGTAGGACGCTGATCGGTCAACCTTAGTAGGGTCTTTACCAGAGAATGCGCCGCCGCCGTGAGGCGCTGATCCGCCATAAGTATCAACAATTATTTTACGACCGGTCAATCCAGTATCACCATCAGGTCCACCAACAACGAATCTACCGGTTGGATTGATCAAGAACTTTGTGTCATCGTCAATAAGTTGTTCTGGAATGATTGCCTTAATAGTTTCCTTGACGCCTGTACGCAAATATTCTATGTCTAGATCAGTAGCATGCTGCGTAGAACAAACAATCTTATCAATACGCTTCACGGTCGCATCATCATTATATTCCATGGTGATCTGGCTTTTGGCATCAGGGCCTAGAACGGGGCCGATACCTATACCTTGCTTTCTAATCATAGATAATGTCTCAACGATCTTATGACTATAATGTATCGGGGCTGGCATGAAATTATCTGTCTCGTTACAAGCATAACCAAACATGAGCCCTTGATCACCAGCGCCGAAGTTGTCTGTACCTAATGCAATATCAGGACTCTGTCCATGCATGATATTAGCAACTGTAAGATTCTTCCAATGAAAACCTTCTTGTTCGTAACCAATGTTTTTAACAACTTTACGAACCATATATTCTAAATCTAATGTATCTATCACGCCCTTGAACTCGCCTGCTACGACGACTTGATTGGTAGTTACAAGAGTTTCACACGCACATCTTAGCGATGGATCGCGTTCAGTCATCAAGATATCTAGGATACTGTCACTGATAGCGTCCGCTACCTTGTCCGGATGCCCTTCGCTCACGGACTCGCTGGTAAATAAATATGACATCTATACTCCTACTATTAATAATTATGCTAACCAGAGGTAGAAGAAATATTTATTGTACCCAGCAGTCACAATTGCAAGTAACCACATGATCAATAGCAGTGGCTACATTAGGGCTTGCCGGAAGCAATGTGCTACTGATAAAGTTAGGATCCAGATTGGGCGGAAGATTTGTAGGATCGTATTCAGCCGGCGGAGCGATGATGACGATGCTACTAGTAGGTCCGCTAGTCACAGGTCCTGCTGGTACTATTGGGTTGGCTACTGGATTAGGATTACAATCTAATATTTGTGTTATGTCTCCGGCAGTATTAGTAGGAATTGGTTGGAATCCCACAGAAGAATCATATATACCCATTGGTACCGGCGTGACAAGATTGCCATTTTGATCATTACCTGGCCAAGCAGGGAAGGTATAATCATTACCACAACTAGGAATTCCGGCAGTTGCTCCGTCAATAGTTCCGTTAGTCGTGACTGTCTTCACTTGTGCAGGAGTGAGTTGATCACTGATGTTATTGTCCGGATCAATTCCCAAATTGCTAAGCCTAGATTGATTTCGTTCCTGTCTCATCATAGCAACAAGGCTCTGTCCGCCCAATGTATTAAGATCGCTGATTGCCTCCAGCGTTTGCACAGCCATGTGTGGTCTAGTATCCATAGCAAATGCAGGTATAGAATCCACAAAATTAGAAAGTGCTGCAGGATATTGATTGGAAAAATAATCTTTAGGTACAGCGACTGGAGGGAGATTCGTGTATCTCGCCCTTTGTTCCCTCGCCAGTTGATCTCCAAAGATATTCCAATATGTGTTAAGATGAAGTGAGATATCCGGATTATTGGCCTGAATAGAGGCGATCTCTGCGTTGGCTTGATCTATATAATACTGCACTACACCGTTCATCGGAGATTGCCAGCCAGTGGTTGCCGGAGCAGTATTTGTACCTCCACCATTGCTTGTAGGAGGACATTGGATCATTACTGTAGGAGGACTAGTCGCATCTATTCCGGGATCATCAAGCGTTATAGAAGTCACCCTGCCATAATTCCAACCATTCAAATATGAATATGATGCGGCCTCATTATCATCAGTGCCTATGATAGCAGTAGCACTACCACCATTAGATAGTGTGATCGCGGGTGGCCCAGCACCTCCCCTGCCGTATCCTCCGCCGTGATCCACAACAGTGATGCCAGTAATATGATAATAAGTAGTAGGCCCAACATCATACGTCGTATATTGCACTGACACCGTTGCTGGTTCCCACGTGACTGCTAGAAAAAGTTGGCTATATATTTTATAGAGATTATCAGTCTGCAATTGTGACATCCTGGTCTGCGTCAACTGCCATGGATAAGGTAGACCAGACATACAACCAAAGAAATCTGACATCGTATAGGATCCTGCCGGACCGCTGCCCAATGAACATACTTGCTTACTGTAGTCAGTGGCTGATTGGGCTGTGGGCTTGTCTGTTCCTGCTACTAGGGGCAAATCTAGCATAGTCTCTATTCCTTGGGCGACCTTGGCCAATTTAAGGATATCTACATTTTTTATATTCTTGATCTGCTGCATCGTATATGAGAATGCGCCAGCCGCGACTGCTTGATCATTCGGAAGGATTCCTAATAAATATGAATCAAATCCAATTGGCAATTCTGAATAATTCTGCGGGTCTAATGCGGTGTCTCTAATCGGAGGAGTTCCTGAAGGAATGATAGTACCTACATAACTCTGAATAGCCGGAGCACTTAATGACTTGTTCACACCACCGTCTTGATATATGAGATAGTAAGTCTTACTATTAGTAGGTCCAGGATTCGCATTGTAGATAGGAACCGTCAGTGATGAATAACTAGTGGGGAATAATAGTCGGAGATTCAGCAAGTCTGCAAGTGTGTTAATATTAGGGAGATTGCATTGCAATATAGCGAGAATATTTGTTAGATTCTCCCCTATAATGATCAAAAATGCCCCGTAAATTTGCTGTTCAGTGATCGTGGCTACATTAGATGCGGTACCAGTTGAGATTGAAGTGATGTCACTTCTAGATAATCCTGCTGACAATAATGCAAGGATGAGGTCTTCGGTCATCGCATAATTTTGCCCTAATGTAGCGAGTAGGTTAGAAGGTAGTCCGAAAGTTTCAATATTTTTCAGATTGATGATCTTTCCCTGGCTAATCAGATCATTTCCAAAATCGGTAGTAGACAGGCTCACTCCTGTTATATCAGCACTGACAAGGTCATTCATATTACTATAAGTACCTTGCATAAAGGTGTCAGAATTGTCAATTGATATGATTGCTTTGTTGGATGATGATGCAACTGCATTATATGAGATAAACGATGAGCAGAATTCTTTATATTCAGGAGTAGATTGATCTACTACAGTTCCATTCCAATTGAATTCATTCCATGCCTGTAGTGCAGGTAGCCTAGCAAATCCCCATTGGGTTATTGACTTATTTGGATTGGTTGTGTCATAGGGTAGCCAAGATGCGTCTTGACCTTGATCAACATTATCATATGATATTGGATATCCAGATGTTGCTGGTGCAGGCATGGCCGGGACGACGCTCTGCTGGGTAGCAATAGCCTGTGCTGTAGTAGTCCATACACCTGCTGGATCTTCTGCTAGATAGGTAGGCGGTATTGAATTTCCTAATGCAGGTATAGTTCCCTTACCAATAGATATTAGATTGTTATATGTAGCGTCAGTGAGCGTTGCATTTCCGTTGCCGGGTCCACGATTATAACCATCATTTATAGCCCATGTTAAAAGTCGTAGAACCGTATCATATGTTAGGCTACCAAAGGCATAGTTTGAATTTGTCTTGCTTGATCCCATATAACTGGTAGCAACACTATTGATATGAATACCAGTGTTATTCAACACTGACCCTAATACATTAATTCCTAATGGACTTTGAACGCCTGAATCTGCCATGATTACCCTTTACGGTACAAATACATCTGGGCTACCGTCTGAGATAGGATGTCCACATGAGTTGCCTGATCCAACCCGTAGAACAGCGACACCTTCAGCAAACACAGTAGGACTACCTTCTGTCGTTTTTGCTGACTTATGGGGGCCGGGACCGTGTGAAGTTATGTCACTCACATGTAACCCGACTGCGACGCCGTTAGCAAAAACGGTGCTGGCTCCCCTGACGATCTTGCCGCCACCTGAATCCTGATCACCTTTTCTGCTTAACTTTGGCATGTTTTACCCTAGGATCAACTTCTTAGTTGGGACTGCAAGTCCAGTTGTCGCTTCTATATACTTTGCCTTAACTGAAGCATCAGTCAACGCAGAGATTGCGATACTATTTATCTTTAGTCTTGTTTCGGTTTTTGGGTCCGCAGTAAACATGCTAGGCACAAGCCCAACACCTTGTGGTCCAGGGGCAACTGATACTGGATCATGAATGACTAGTTCGTCGTCTACTGTTTTCAAAACCTTAGTAATTAGCTCTTCACCTGATGTTAATTTGAACGTCCAAACTTCGCCTATAGTAATAGTCATTATTATTATTCCTTAATGATAAATAAAGTTGTAGTTCGCGGTGCGGAAATACCCAACTACTCTAACAGCTTTAAGGGAGCTATCAGCATGACTATTTATTACGTGTATGCCTATCTAAAAACAAAAGATTCTAAAACTGCTAAAGCCGGAACACCTTATTATATTGGAAAAGGTAAAGACAAACGGGCGTATGATCCGAATCACAGAGTTAGTGTTCCCAAAGATAGATCCAAAATCGTATTCCTTGAAAGAAGCTTGCCTGAAGTAGGAGCATTTGCATTAGAGCGAAGCTACATTAGGTGGTATGGTCGCAAGGATATTAGTACTGGTATTCTCCTTAATAGAACGGATGGTGGCGAAGGACAATCAGGCGCTATACAAACACCTGAATCCAATCACAGACGCAGCATCGCTCTTAAGGGAAGAAAAATGCCAGAAGGATGGAATCAAGGAGAGAACCATCCTTTGTACGGAAAAACGCACAAAGAAAGTACCATAGAACTCATCCGAGAAAAAGCAACCGGCAGAATACAAACAGAAGAAACTCGGCGCAGGCAGTCCATCGCTAACAAAGGTTACCCGGCATGGAACAAGGGCATTCCATTATCCAAACTATATTCAGAAAAAGAACGTAGTATAAAATATGGCAGTCCCGGGGAAAAAAATCCAATGTACGGTAAGCTTGTTCCTAAAAAGGTATGCCCACACTGCAATAAAGAGGTGGACATACGCAACTTTTCTAGATCACACGGTGAACGTTGTAAGTTTAAGTGATTATGCTTCTGTCAATTTTTGTTTTAGTTCTGTGTAGCCACCCACATATTCTCCATCGAGAAAAATTTGTGGAACTGTCTTTGCATTGGGTACTGTTTCTAGGAGTTGTTCCTTAGTGTAACCGTGTCCAATCTTGCGTTCTTCAAACTCAATGCCTTTTGCTGTCAGCAGGTTCTTTGCTGATAGGCAGAAACTACAATCATCTTTGCTCCATATTACTGCTTTTTGCATCATTATCTCCTTATCGTTGCTTATTAGTATCTGTTTCGTTGTTGCTTACTCTAGAAAAGCCAAGCATTTTTTGAATCTCTTTACGATCTTCTTTCTTGCGTTCAGATTCTTTGAAGTTCTGTATAACATCCTCTACATATTTTCCAGCCATGAATGCTTTGGACTTCTTGCCCTTTAGATTCATATTACCTAGATTGCCATATGGAAGGCTTTTCATTGATTATTCCTTACAAATCTGGTAATTCTTCATAGTCCAATGAATCACTCATTACACCGATGACATAGTTAGTTGATTCTGTTTCTTGTAATGCAGATTGTTTCTTGCTTGTATCAACGTGCTTATTGAACCAGGGGATAGGAGTAGATTTAGGAGCATTAGCTTGATATTTAATACCAATCTCTTTCAATGCTCCTACTGCTGTGTAGTCTACAAAGTCATTTAGGATGTTTGCATTCAATCCAATCACAGGGCCAAACTTGAATAGATACTTAGCCCAGTCTTTTTCTTCACGTATCACATCCTGGTAAAGCTGGTAAACTTCATTTTCACATTCAGATTTTACTTGTGCAAATCTACTATCTTCCTTTACTACTTGATTAATCAAGTAAGCTGTCCAACCCTTATGTAATAGTTCATCTTGTAAAATCAAACTGATAATGTTACCATTGCCAATAAAGATTTTGTTTTCAACCATTGCTAAACTAGTAGCAAAACTTACCATGAATCTAAATGCTTCTAGTGCATAGCTAGCATGTAGTGCCATGTAGATTGCTTTGATATGTTCTTTTTCATCTACTGCATAACCATTGTCATTCAATTCTTTGCGGCAGTTTAGTCTATGTAAATAATCATAATATTTACCTACACTACTTGCCATATTAACAATCTCTTGTGTATCATGTATGGAATTGAAAACAGATTTTGGAACAGCATAAATGTTACGGATAATGTGACTATAACTACGACTATGAATATTTGATTCAAAAAATCCCCAATTGAACATCAATGCCTCTAGCTCAGGAAGTGATACCACCGGAGTAAAAACTTGAGTAGGTCCTCTCCCTTGTAAACTATCCAATGCTGTCTGTCTCAATAGATTACTTGTGAATATATGTTTCACTGCATCACTAGCTTCCTTAAAATCATTTGCATCTTTAGTAAGCGAGACTTCTTCTGGTACCCAAAAGAATCCACGTGCAGTTGTTTCAAAATTAGCAATTTTAGGATACTTAAATTCTTCAAATCTCTGTACTGTAACCGGGCCGGCTGGATCTAAAAACATTTTACGATTCAGGTAATCTGTTGGCTTAGACAAATCATACTGTTGTATACTCATTATAGTTTAATCCATTCTTGGTCTTGTGT